CGCGAAGTTTCCAAGGTATTCAAACTTAACAACGAAACCACCTCTGTCGTAATTATACACTATTTCATACGTGAATGAGGAACTTTTATTCATGCGGGACTTCTTCCCGTCCCTTTTAGCCGCGTTGGTTATACATTTTTTCACCAAAGCCAACTCCTGTGTTTTTGAAAGGCGTGGCCAAGGGTAATTTTCTTCACAAACTTTTATCTTGCTGTGTGCGTTAGTCATCACACAAATACTTTTACGAAAAAATATGCTTCAATTTTCTCAAATTCCCCTATAAATTGAAGTTACTTTTATTTTAATGTACTCAACCAACTCTTGAACTCCGCGAGTTTTGGAGATGAATTAACATTTTGAAGAGTAAAGAATTTCCCTTTATTAAAGTCTGTTCTAAAATATTGAAATGAGAAAACCCTTGTCTTGAAATATTCTCCGTTCTGTAGCCAAACTAATAATTTAGGTTTATTATTTCCTTCAAAATTTTTCTTCTTAAAGAATTGAACTTGTTTTGCTCCCTTGTATTCTTTATTGAATTGATTTGGAGCATTACCAGCATATTTTTTATAAAATTCATAGGTAGGCATTTCAGCCATACCAAGATATACTATCCCTTCTTTTTTCATGTAGTCTGTAAATTTAAATGGAACATCATAAGGGCCTAACACAGTATCTCTTGCTGTTCCCGTGTTTTCAACATAATATTTCGGTTGAGGTTGAGATAATTTTGCGCCAGGAGGAGGCGGTAAAACTGGTTGCCCGAAATAATAACTATCAGTTCCATACCATTTATCACCAGGTATTTTATTTGGATTTGGAACAGCGAAGTCAGTAAAATTAAAACTATAAGTAATACCAAAGGTGAAGTTACTATAACGGCCACCGCCGTAATATCCGCCATCTGAACCGCGTTCCTTATCAAAGTCAGCAGGAATTTTAACAGGTTTCGGTACATAATCACCCGCTTTTAAGGGGACTGCTGATGCCGCGCCGACAGCATCTTCAATATTTATTTGTCCTTTAAATAAGGGTGATGGGCCACTTACCTTTGATTTCCCCTTCATACCCTTTGGAAACGAAGGAATTTGGGCCTTTGGTGGAAGGGGTTTGCTTAAATCTACCGAAATATCTATATTTAATTTTTCATGTAAAGACAGAGGAAGTGACCCCTGCGCCATCATCACCGCCACCTCGGCGTCTTTTTGATTAGAGAGATTTTGTTGTTTAACAACATCTTTTAGTGCTTCAATCGCTTCAGCTCCGTAAGAACTATCATCAGATACTCCCGATGGGCCACCCTCCATTGATGGTGATGGTTGTTTAGGTGTTGGTGTCTTTTTTTTAGGTGTCTTTTTTTTTGCCTTCTTCATCGCCTTCTTTTTAGTATCTTCCACCAAACCTTCAAGAAGTCCAACAACTGCTTTATACCACTCTTCTTCTGTAACTGGTTGTCCAAGTAACTTCCAATTTTTCTTTTTAACAGCATCTTTATACACTTTTGTCTTTGAAGCAGGGAAACTATTAAACTTTTTTTTCAATTCAGCAAGTTTAGAGGGTGGTGTCTTTGGTTTAGGGGTTGGTGTCTTCTTTTTAGGTGTAGGAGTTTTAGGTTTTGGTTTCGGTTTAGGAGCAGGTTTAGGTTTATTTGTAGGTGGTTTCGCCTTTGGTTTCGCCTTCACCTTTGGAGGTGCTTTTGTTTGTTCTGTTAAATGACTAAATCTTTGTTTATTTTTCACAATAATAGCATGTAGTTCAGCTCTCTTCATCTTTGAATATCCCTTGATATTAGTTTTACTAATCTCTTTTTTCAACTGACGGATAGTATAACTATTCAATATCTTCTCGGTGGTCATGATATATATATATATTATTATGAAAAGTATTTTCAATTTTATTCTTAATGAGGAATTTGTTTTTCTGCCTTCTCAATTATTTCCCTCAACTCATCTGCTTTTTGTTTAATTAATTTATCTGTTTCACTCATAACATAATCATTTATCTCCGCTTCACGTAACAATTTTTTCTGCTCTTCATATCTCTCTTTCTGTTGTTTTTTTAATTTTTCTTTATTTCGCTGGTAATAATTTTTTCCATATTTAATTATTCTATCTCTATTCTTTTCATAATAAGCTTGTTGATACTCTTTTTTATTATATTGTACGACATATCCGCCTACACCGCTTCCATATACACCTTTAGTCATAATTAGTAAATAGATAAAAAAATTAATTATTGAACTATATTAATGGGCTATTATCCACAAACTCCAAATGATGAATGTTTATTAGATAATTTCAGAGATGTTGTTTATAAATATAGAACCCTTTGTTTAGATGGACTGATTGTTAAACCAAAGAACGGCGTGTATCCTCGCCTCTGTATTTCTCATCAGAGAGGAGAAAGAGCTGGAAGAGAATTAGTCAATCATCTTTGCGCCAATTTAATCCTAAATCCCCCGATGTCTATTATCCACGATATAGAAGATGCCGAGTTTTGTTTTAATCCAAAATATGAAATGCTTGGAAGCACAAAATTACTCTCCTTTATGGTTTTATTAGATAAAGTACCATCATACAAATTATTAAATTTTAGAGAACCAAAAACTATTGAATTAATTGATTTAAAAAACAATTTAAAATAATTATCTGTATATTACATAAGATGGCGAATATTGTTAAAATCAAGGAAGCACACCCTAAATTAAGTGAAAACACTATTACCAATTATGTTAAGAATTATAATCGTTTAATTACAGATGGAGGTGATATTAAAGAATTATTAATGGCGAAACCTCTTGCTACAAGACATCAATATTTATGGAGTATTAAAACGGTGATGCCTCACCAATCTATTAAAGATAAAGAATTACTTGAATGGGTTGATGGACAGATTGATACTGGAAAAAAAGAACTCAAACTATATTATCAAGAACAAGCAAAATCTAAAAAGGAAAGTGAGAACTGGATTACTCTTAAAGAATTACAGAAATATAATAAGAAACTACGACAAGTTGCTCTTACAACTAAAAAAACACAAGATATGAGAAACTGGATTTTAACAAGTCTATATGTATTAGACCCCGTAAATCATCCTCCTATGAGAGTTGATTATAATATGGAAATTGTAAATGGATTAACCGAGTTAGATAAAAATAAAAATTATTTAGTTAAAATTAATAAATCAAAAAAAGAGTTTGTATTTAATGATTATAAAACCAATAAGGCTCACGGAGAAATAAGAATTGCTCTATCAAGAAAAATGAATGCCGCCATGAATATATATTTATCAACTCTTGGTAGTGACCCTAAATTTTTATTTCAAGATAAACTTGGAAAACAAATTACAAAGAATGCTTTACAGAAACAAATTACCCGAGCCTTTAATGGTACAGGGAAAACTCTTGGTGTAAGCATGTTAAGACATATTGTTATTAGTGAGAAGGTAGATACAGGAGATAAATTAAAAGATAAAAATGAAATGGCCGAAAAAATGGGACATTCCACATCCACACAAGAAATATATAAAAAGTTTGATTAATAGTTTAATTAATTATTTTTTTATATATTTAGTTAATATAATGGCCGTAATATATCTATTAGAAGTTGGAGATGAGAGTTATGTAGGTAAGACATGTGATTTACAGAGAAGGATAAGAGAGCATAAATGTAGAGCAAGAGATGGAACGAGTAAATTATATCAAACAATTAGGGAGAAGGAATTTAAGTTTAGTCACAAGAAATTAGATGAATGTGAAGACAGAACAGCGAGAATTGTAGAACAAGCATACATTACAGAGCTTAACCCGTCTTTAAATACTAATTCTGCTTGGGGGAACGATAAGGTAAAAAAAATGGCGAGATATAAAAGAAAAATAATGAAAAAAAAACATTGTAAATGTTGTAATAAAATTATTAGTTCTACAAATTGGGCGAAACATACTTATACGGATATTCACAGAAAAAATTTATCTCAATATAAAATATATGACTGCTTGGACGGACTTTCTCAAAAGTTATGCGAAGAAGAACAAAATGACTTATCCACAGGCGATGAAGAGTGCGGGAGCGAGGGCAGCATACAACAAGAGTAAAGGTGTTAAGGCTGGTAAAAAGGGAGCTGCGAGTAAAAGCAAACCAGGTGATGAAGATTTTACAACAAAAAAAGGTGGTACAAGAAAGACCGCGAGGAAGGCTTATGAATGAGGAAAAAAATAATATCTTATATAAATGTATATATGGCTGATGTATTACAGAGATATAATAACGCCACACAGGCATACTCATCAGGGATTAGTTCTACCAACGAGTTTCAGAACTCATATAATCAGAACTTTTACAACGATTTTTTAGAAAAGAATGCGGCTTATAAAACGGCTGTTGAACGACGAGATGAAATTACAAAACAATTAAGAAAACAGGCTTTAGATAAAGCAGCAGCTTTAACAGGAGCAGACGAAGAACAGGCATCAAGGTTGATAGAAGCTGGTGGAGCAGCTCTTGGAGCTTATGAAGTTGGAAAAGGTGTATATAAAAAATTTCGTAACAGGGGGAAAGGAGGTGAAGAAGGAAGTGGAGAAGGCGCCGATGCGGGAGCGGCAGAAGGAGCAGAAGCCGATGAATTTGGAAGTGGGGGAACTTCTTTAGCACAAAATGCCGAGGCATCTTGGAACACAGCTTTAGCCAGTGATGATTTAGCCACCCCTCCCGTTTCACCTCGCGCCAGTGAAGCAAATTTAGAGGGTGACCAATCTGCTCCTCGTGATAGTAGTACTGGTAGAATTAATGAAAGTGAAACTGCCGTTGGAGAAGATGGAGATGCGGCAGCATTACCCTCTCAAATGACTTTTGAAGGTGAAGCATCACAGGCGAGAGTTGGTCAGAATGTCGCTGAAAATTTACAGGGTTCAAATCCTTTTGGAATGAGTAGGTCAGCTCCAGTACAAGAGAGCGCGGCTGATACATTAGAAAGCACACAAACAGCGGCCACAGAGAGCGCCAATAGAAGTTTAATTAGTCAAGCAGGAGAAGATATTGAAAATGTTGGTAGAACTGTTGGTGGTGAAATTGGAGGCGTTGAAGCAGAAGCAGTTGGTGCTTTGGCTGGTGAAGGTGCGACAGAAGCGGCGGCGGCTGCGGCAGGAGCTGGTATTGGTGAGGCGATTAGTGGGATTGCGGCAGTTGCTCCCGAACTCGCTGGTGTCGCCCTTGTTGGTTATGGTCTTTATGATTTGTTCCATCATCATCACCACAACCCCGTTCCAGTCACCCCCGCTGATACTGGGGTAAATGTCCCTAATAAACCAACCCTTAATCCATTAGCACAGGGGGCTACATCTGATATTCGTTCTACAAGGGCGGAATTTACTACACCTTCCTTTGATGCCGTCACTGATGTTGCGGGCAGTGTTTCTGCCTTTTAATCTATATATATAATAATGGAAACCACTGAAAAAGAATTATTAGATATGGGCAAACACTTTAAGAATATTATTGAGAAAAAAGAAGAAAAAATTACAAGATTGAGTAAAACCATCGCTCTTTGTTATGGTTTAACTCGTTGTATTGAAGAAGACCCCGAGTGTGCTTCTCTTGTTATAGCCAGTCTTCATCAATATTTAAATTTAGAAATATGTTGGTTGATGGAGCTGGATAGTTAAAATGTAGAGATATATTAGATGGGTAAGAAAACCGCTAAGTCTGTCTATAAAAATCTTAACACACGAGATTTAATAACAATTAGAAGACGACAAATATTTTTAGACGATATTAGAAAGGGTAATTTTACATTAAAATCTCCCGAGGAAAAAGGTTGGGTTTGGGCGTTGTGGTAAATATTTCATTTTTTTAGCTATTGTATTATTAATGAGAATATTAGAACTTTTTAAAGGAACGGGAAGTATCACAAAATGGGTGGCTGAAAATAATTATAATGTAGAAATATATTCATTAGATATTTTACCAAAATTTAAACCCGATTGGTGTGGTGATATTATGGACTGGGATTATAAACAATTTCCACCAGGACATTTTGATATTGTTTGGGCCAGCCCCGAATGTAAAATATTTAGTATTCTCCAAAATACACATATAGGCAGAAAATGGAAAACAAAAGAAGAGTTACATACCGAACAAAAAAAACATGTTAAATTTATTTTAAGAACATTGGAGATAATTGACTATTTTTGTCCTAAATACTGGTATATTGAAAATCCACTCCATTCTCGTATATGGAAATTTATACCCGAAAAATATAATAATTGGATTGATATTGATTATTGTGTATTTGGATTTCCTTATAAAAAACCTACAAGAATTTTGACCAATGTAAAATTACCCGATGTGAGATGTAAATATAAAGGGAAACACGATTTTAGAATTGGAATGGCTACAATAAGTGGGAGGAAAGATGATAGTGGAGGACTTTTAGGTAGATACAGAATTCCACCCCGATTAATCAATTATTTATTTCAATTTGTAAATGTTTCAACTAATCCCTTGTATTGTACAGAGTGTATGGGGAGTTCAAAAAATGGAATTTTTTAGTATTAAAATAAAAATTGAAACTTATTTTTGATAAAAAGTAATTGATGTACCATGACCGAAGTAACAAACGACGAGCTCAAACAACTCCTCATCAATCTTATTGAGGAAACTAATGACCACGATTTCGTTATTGAACATTTCAGGGATATTTGGGGAATGGATAAGGCGGCGGCAACCTTTCCCGAACCCTTTGATGAATATATGTGGATGAAATTAGAGGACTATTTCAATGACGAGAAGGGGGACACCCGTTCAGTTGAAGACGTCTTAACAAACTTTGTGAAGATTGCTGAAACTAATTACTGGAATAAAAAGAGAGTTGATATGGAATGGAGGGGATTGAGTGGAGCAACAGCGACAATCACTCATTATTCAAAACCTTTCAAGTGGGAAGGTGGCCATTTAATCGCTGATTATTCAAAACCTTTCAAGAGGGGGTAAAGTTGAGATAGGAAAAACACCATTTGTAATAAAATTATATAATTTATTTTTTAATGACTATCAGTTTTTTTTGAGATATTTTATCTTGAACGAAAACAGCCTCCAACTTTCCCCCCTCCCCCCCGAACATATACAAATTATTAGTATTATTTGTGAATGTTTTTTTTCTTTAGGTATATTATAGAATGTTTCGCTCTGCCCCTCAATCCAATCAATTCATTCCTCTCAAAAGTGTTAATGTTAAACCCGAAGCACAGGTTGATTACAACCCCCGAACTGAAATACAAGCAAGGTTTCTTCTTCCTCAATATCTCGGCTTCATTGACCCTCGCCAGTCCAATATGGAGGGAGAACTTCAAATGGAAGGCCGTGGCCGACCAATCCCTAATCCTAAAGCTGGCTTTACTTCTCTCATTCGTGATGTTCGTATTCAGTCTGGCGATGGTATAGCAACTATTGAAGAAATTTTAGATTTAAATGTTTTAACTGCTAATTGGTGGGGATGGACAGCTAATCAGAGTATTAGGAATAAACGAGCTGCTTTTGAAGGACAAGACCTCAACCCTAATGTTGGCGATAGTCTTTTTTGGCGTGGTGACGCTGATTGGAGTGGTGTGAATAAAGTTATAGGGACTGGTGTAGGACAGACCGCCCCTCAACCAGCGGCAAAAGTTCAAATTCAATCTCCTCTTTACACAGGGATTATGACTGGTAAAGTGTTTCCCCTTGTAGCAACATCAGGTCTTCGTCTGTTAATGACCTTTGATAGTGCTGCGAGAGCTTTAACATTTAAGACTGGCGCCTTTGGTGTTTTATCAAAACTTCCTACTGGTACTCCAGCAGCACAGAGAGCGGCGGCACTTGCTCACGGAGGCGGTATGCCCGTCATTTCTGCTGTCCTTCCTCCAGTCAATCCTCCAGTCCCTAAACCCGCGGCTGCGACTGATGTTTTTTACATCTCTATTTCAAAGACTGGTGCTGATGGTGTAAAGACTACTGCTACTCCCGAAAATAATAACCCTTATGATGTTGGCGACAGAATACACATCTTTACCGCCACTGGTAAATTAGAAGGTATTGTTGTTAAGATTGGAAACACTACTGCTATGGGGGCGGCAGAGGGAAATGCTGGTGGTGTTGGTACTGGTGATGCTGACCAAATCGCCCTCGGTATTAGTTTTAATCATGGTGTAGGTACTGCTCTCCCCGCTCAGCTCGCGACTGGTGACCCCGTTGCTTTAGTCAGTACAGAGAGAATGGAGGGTGTTGTTCCAACTGCCCTTGAAGCTGTTGATGCGAGTGTTTTAGCAAGATGCTCCCTCAAAGTTAGTTACACTCTTCGTGACTTCCAGTATGTTTGTGGTCAGGTTTCGCCACCACAGGGCTACGTGGATGCGATGATGAACCAAATTCAGAGTGATAAAGGACTTGCTATGGATTTTAAAACATATTCATTATATAAATTTAATCTAACAAGTATAAATGGATTATCTACACAACTTATCCCTACAAACGCGGAAAGGGCGTATTCTTGCCTATCTGTTCCTCTCCCTCAAGATGTATATACGGAGATTACGGCGGACAGCTTATCAGGCGTCGTTGATGGCGCGAGAAACTATCAGTATGTCTTGGGTGGTAATCTCATCCCCGACCGACCAATTGAATTACAGAGGTATAACCTTACTCCATCAAGAACTGAGGCCCTCCACATGTTAGAAACTGAAAAAGCTTTAGTAAATTGTGGATATGCGGTTCGTGATTTACAGAATGTAGAAGATAGGTTCTTAATTGCTCGTGGATTTAGTCGTTACAACCAAGTAACCGACCTTAATGACCGCTCACTCTCTTTACGTGTCCTTTATCAGAATGCGACTGAACAAAAAATATATAACCATTATATCTGCCACCTTCGCCGAATGACCGTTGTGCGAGGTAAAGTATCTGCTTTTTAATAGAAAAATATTATCTCAATATAATTTAAAATGAATATTGCGAACAAGGAACGAGCACAAATCTTCCCCGTCAATCAGCCAAGCAATAACACCTATTCATTCAAAGATGGTTTCCCTATTTGTACTTTCAATATTGCGACACAGAACAAATTATTAGACACTAACTCTCTCCGCCTCAATGGTGTTCTTCGTGTTAATAATTCAGCGGGTGCCCTACCTACAAATAATACAACTGCTGCCTCTGCGACCGCGGGCATCGCTTTAAATGAGAGAATTGGTGTAGCGGCAGCCCTTAATCAGATTACCCTTTCAAGTCCCGAGAATAACAGAACTTTAGAGGTTATTAGGAATTATGGGCGATTTCTTGCTGCTACTATGCCCGTTATTCATTCTCAAGATGATTATGATACAAACCTTCAAATTGGTAATCCTTGTTCTGCTTCTAAAAGTTTCAATGGCGCTCGCCAACAGAACAACGAGATTGAATTTAGTATTCCTTTACGAACTGGCCTTCTATCTTCAGGCCAACGCCTACCTTTAGGTCAAAACGGCCTACGTGGTCTAACTATTGAACTTCAACTTACACCCGATAGTAACGCTCTTTCAGGTTTCAATTTCTATGATACAGATGCTCAAAATAACGTCCGAACTAATCCAGTTCTCGCGACTGGTATTAGTAATGGTGCTTTTTATCAGTTAAAGAATTTATCTCTTTCTTATGACCTTCTTGTTCCCGACGAGGAAGGGATGGCTCGGCTGGCTGTTCCAGCAACTGGCCAGATTAATTATAACTCCATTTCTCAAATCTACGGGGTCTTAAATTCATCCGACCAAACACAATCCCTTAATTTAGGAACTTCGCGAACTCTTGCCGTCCATCATAACTTTATTCCAACTAATCATATTAATAATTATAATCACGATGGATTTAGCACAGGTCGCCTTCAAAATACAGGTGGAGCAACCGCTAATATTAGGCGAGTTACTTTCTTACGAGGTGGTACAAAATTCCCTCTTGACTATGATTTATTTGTTAAGGAACAGGGTACAGAGAACCGACCTCAAACAGAATTAGACACTAAATTTATGGATAGTGTTAAACCTTATCAGGCTATTACTCATACTTTAGTAAGTCCCTTTACTAATAATAAAATTTCAACACAAGTCACACAGGAGCCACCGACTTCTTTTGAACCAAATAGTAGTCCCGAAGATACAGACACCCTACCCGACCCCGAACCCGTCTTTGGCGTTGGTGTTCGCCTTGACCCTCTATCAAATGTTGGTGTTGATTATAAAAATGTTCCCTATTCTGTTAGAATTGTTAGTGATTTAGACGGAAATTCACCAAACTCTATATATACCTATGTCCTTGCTCAAAATTCTTTAATGTATTCTCCACAAGGAATAATGGTTCAGAATTAAGAAGAAAAAATATTATCTCAATATAAATTAAATGAGTATTCCCGAAGCATTAGCGGTAAAGCCAATGGCGAGTGTTGATACTATGGATATTGATACAAACATTTTAAATCCAGTTGTGAGAACTGATACTTTTATGAGATTTGTTTTAATGAAAAAAGGCATTCTTGACCCCGGCTCTTGTATAGCCCTTTCTGTTGATGCTGGTTCTACTGATGGCGTCCTTCCTATAGCCACAGGAATTCATGCTCTCGTGAAACAGGCTGTTCTTCGTATTGGTTCAAAAGTTGTAGCTGTTACTGATAATTACCCCGAATATGCTACTATTAGGCGCCAATTTCAGACACAGGAAGAGAAAAGCCAAAAAGACATGGTTAGAGTTGGTACAATGGATACAATTTGTCCCGAGAGAGATGAAACTGGTGCTGGTTCAGGTGGTGAGTATTCTTTAAGGGATGTTGTACCAGGTGCTGCGACCGTCTTAAACCCTCTCCCTCAATTTGCTCTTACCACTTCGGGTGCCGATAATAACCAATATTATATTAAATTATCACAACTATTCCCTGCTATGAGGAATGTTTCTCTTCCTCTTTATTTAATTAATGAACCTTGTAGTATTGAAATTACCTTTAACAAACAGAGCGACAACACTGAAAATGGAACTGTTGTTCAGTTTGAGGGACAGGTTGCTAATAATTTACAGAGTGCGAAAGTTAATGTTAATGATGCTGTATTTTTAGCTGATTATTTAACTTATACTGACGAGAGAATGAACCGCCTTGCTGAAATGGTTATGAGCGACCAAGGTTTAGTCATTCCCTATCTTGATGTTGTTACTACAAATACCTCTTTTGCTCCTCGCGCGACTGGTGCTGGCGCGGTTACAGAGGCACAAGAAATTCATGATTTAGGTTTATCGGGTATGAAAGTTCAGTCAATATTAGGCTTTTATCACGACCAAAACGACGACAATGGAAGTAACCCAATGGGTCGTTATGGTTCAAAGGCCTATATGACGCCAACCCGTTATAATATTCGTGTAAATGATAAACAATTATATCCTATTGATTTACAGAGTGAAACCATGAAAGCACAACAGCTCTCACAAGTCTTCGGAACTGATATTAATGTAGGTTCAGGTCAATACTCTTTTAATGCTCTTGTTAATAAAGCAAGCGATGTAAGGGCGGCTGTAAATAATAATTACTTCAACGCCAGCGGGCTCCTTACCGATGCTTTAGGTGCTGGTTCATTATCTCTTCGCGATATGGAAGGAAACCTTCATTATATGGGTGCTGATTTTACCGTGGATGGTGGTATTGGACAGGGTGTTATGGTTGGTCAAACCCCTATCCGTATTATATCTAACGTTACTCATCAGAGCACAGACCAAGGTGGTAGAACAATCACTTATTTCTCTATTGTTGAACGCCAAATGTCTATTAAAGGTGGAAATGTAATGGTTACTGGTTAATAATTAAATGATTTAATAATAGTTAAAAAAATTGATTTAAAAAGTGTAATATAAATT